AATTTATGATAAGGATTATGATGGAAAGCATTCAATAGGTTACTAATATGGCAAATCATTACTTTAAAAACGTACCAAATTTTGAGTACATAAACAGGGACATAAACAACCAAGAAATTTCAAATTATGTTCCTGTAAAAAATATATTCAGAAGAGCAAAATTACGTGAGGATATTTTTCAAAACTTATCCTTTTTTGAGAAGTATGAAATTCAAGGCGATGAAAGGCCAGATAATGTTGCTTTTAAATTCTATGGAGACTCAACCTTAGATTGGGTTGTTCTACTTTCTAATAATATCTTAAACGTCCAGACTGAATGGCCTCTTTCACAAAATACTTTTGATAAAGTAATGTTAGAAAGATATGAAACATATGATAATTTTTATAATGGAGTGCATCATTACGAAACAATAGAGACAAGAGACTCTTTGAATAATGTTATTCTTCCCGGTGGCATTCAAATGAAAAATACCTGGAGAACAAATGGAAACTTCATTGAAATGAGTAATTCAAAAATTTCTCAGGTGTTTTCTGGAAATGGAATTACTCCAACGGATACGGCAACAATAACATTAAAAACTGGACTTCAAGGTTTAACTGTAGGTTCAGAAGTACTAGTTAATAATATATCAGAATCAATCTATAATGGAAGATATGAAGTTACTTCTATTAGTCTTGATGCATCATCCAATCTAACAATATCCTTCACATATGCTTTACCATCTGTTCCTTCTGTGGCTTCACCAGTTCTAAGCACAAGTGGTGCTGAAGAAGTTTTATTTGCTGGTGGTTTATCTGGAAACTCATACTACTATGAATACTTTGACTCAAATCTTGGGTATTATGTAACTCTAACCTCATCAACAATTTTAAATCCAATTACAAACTTTGAATATGAGTTAGGTGTAGAAAACAAAAAGAGAAATATTTTTATATTAAAACCAGCATATCTAAATGTAATGTTTAATGACCTTGCTGAAATTATGCCATATAAAAAGGGTAGCACTCAGTACTTGAGCGATACCCTTAAGAGAGGAGATAATTCTAGACTTTACGAATAATCAATCTTCAGCAAGACGCTGGAAGTAAGAGAGAGCATCATCTTCATCATCATCCTGAGTAATTTTAGGAAGTGAAGGAGACTTTGAGCGAACATAAGACTGTTCCAATTCTTCCATAACTTTATCCTCACGAGTAGGAGTGGAAGAATAAGATTCAAACTCATCTTCTTGTTCGACTACAGCACGAGACTGAACTGGAGTATTAGTCTGGCTCAGACCGAGAACATAGTTCATACGAGTCTCAAGTTCTTTATAAGTCTTAAACTGATCGGGAGCAGTGATAGCAGAAAGAGAATATTCTTTCTTCCAAATTGCTTCAAGTGCATCGTCATCATCAAGGAGAGGAGCAACACGATCAAACTCAGACTTGTCGTAGTTCCAATAACCATCCTTCTTCACAATCTTCAGTTTGAAGTTTGCACCAGCCCAGAAATCAAAGGGATTGATGGGTTCTTCATCTTCAAATTCTGGTTGCATTGCATTCAGAATCTTATCAAAGATTTTCTTACCATACTTAAACAGAAATACCTTACCTTCATTTTGAGGATTAGCGGGATCCTTAATTACGTAAATGTTAGAGTAGTAGGACAGTTTACGCTTTTGCTTACGGACAGTATCCTTATCTTTGTCACTACCACTGTTCCAAAGACCACGATTATACTCCGAAACGGGATCTTTTTGACCTAGAGTTGTCAGGGAGTTTTCAATATACCAACCACCTGTACCTTGAAATGCATGTGAATACATTTTGATCCAAGGAAGTTCCTCACCATCAGGGGCAGGAAGAAAGCGGATAACTGCAGAACCTACTCCAGTCTTATCCATCTCCGGTTTCCAGAGACGATCATCGGCTCCACTGGAAGTAGTACTCATCTTTTCTACTTGCTTTACCAACTTTTCAGTCAGAGAACCAAGAGAAGATTGCTTTTTAAGATTTGCGAAATTAGACATGTGTACCTCGTATTGTTTGAGATTTGGCCTTTGTGTACTTCGTTATTCTACAGGTCTGAACCCGTTTTGTCAATCTGCTGCTTCATTATCTCAAGCATCTTTGACATGTTGCCAAGAATAATATTCATATCTGTGCCAGGAGGCATTCCCATCATAATGGCAGAACTAATAATGCGTTCTTTCATTTCTTTTGCCTCAGGATCATCAGATAAACTCATTCTTGTATAAAGAACTTTTTGTTTATCTAAAAGAGTTTCAAGAACTTCAACATGCTCTAGTTTTTCACTTTTAGTCATTGTTGGAAACTTAAAGATGTTGTTATAAATTTGTTCTTGAAGTTCTGCAATTTCAGTCATCTCTGCGCGGACAACTTCGGAACTAAAGAAACTCATTGATCCTCCAGGATAATTTCTTTTAAGATTCGCCTAAAACGAAATACGTCAATATTTAGGAATGGATTATATTTTTTAATCCTCCTGCTGACGGTTTGCCACACTGGGTCTTGAAGTTTCTTATCAAACTTATTCCCGTACAGGAATATTCGGTCATAGATCACCATGGTTTCCAGGCTAATCTTCCCGCTCAGGAACTTTTTTAGAAGAGGTGGATGCCCCTTAGAACACTTAAAAACATCCTCGAATTTATTTTCTTCAAATAAAGATTGACTTTCTTCCTTAAAGACATACGAAAGTGATTGAACTTTCTTTTGCCAGTTTTGATATCTTTCTTCTCCTTCTTTAATCATTTCACCAATCCAAAGTGTTTCTGGATCAGGACAAGATACAAAATTGGCAACGAAGAAATCAACTACTTCTTGATCTGTTTTTTGTCTTGCAATTTTCTCAAACCACATTCTATCTTTTCTTTTGTAAAAAGATTGAATAGTTGCTCTTGATTTACCACAATACTTAAAGTAATCATAACTGTCTTTTGTAAAATGATTTTTCAAAGACAGATAACATTTATATGAATCAAATGGCATCATTAAAAAACTAATTTAGCGCGTGATGTTTTCTTGAGAAAATTAAGTTCCATTGCTTCATACTTAATCTTTTCCTTCAAAGGTTTTGAAATAAGTTTAGGAACTGATTCTAAATCAATGTTGTTTTGTTCGCAGAAATAGATAATCGCATCAATGTAATTCATCTCGACGTTTACCTGTACGAGACTTTCAATCTCCTGAGCGAAACGTGACGGACAAAAGAATTTACTTTCTAATACTTTCTCTAATTCATTCTCCATCTGACCTAATATTGTGATGTACAAATTCTTTGATATAACGAACTAATAGTCTAATATAATCGTCTTTATTCCTTTTGTCAAATACTTTTACCTCACCACCAGGAGTAACCATGAGTGTGATAAGTTTTTTAACAACTTTTCCAGTAAGTTCGTAATATGCTGCAGCGTAGAATGTTTCCTGTACGAAGTAGTTTTCAATCCACTCCTCTGGTTTAATTTTGTCTGACGTTTTAAAGTCAATAACTGCTAACTCTCCCTCATACTCGGCAATACAATCAACTCGTCCAGCAAGTCCAAGATATTCCGAATAAAGAGTTCTTTCAATTGCATGAATATTATTTATCTTATCTAGATAAGGTTTTGCATGATGAAACATGTGTTTTGTCAGGACTTGATAATTATCCCAAACAAGTTCTTTATTTTCTAAGTAGTCCTGACAAACTTGGTGAAAATCAGTTCCCCTAGCAGTGGCTCTTTTAGTAATACGATTTGCTTCTTCAAGTCCAACACGTTGTCTCCACTTTGCAAAAATTTGGCGATTATAAAACGAAGTAACAGAAGTAATAGAAGGCACCCAGTTTCCATTAGGTAAATTATAGAGACGGATGCTTTCTGTTGTTTTACACTCTAACTCAATGTCACCCAAATAATTATGATGAATAAAACTCATACACCAACTTCCATTTTTGCGAGAATATATTCTTTAACGAATCCACTACGAACAATGTCATCAACACCAAACTCAATAATATCAATTGAAGGCATGAGACGAAGAACCTTCATAAAATCAACAATACCATTCCTTTCGTTTGTTTTAATCAAATCGGATTGAGTAGCATCTCCACAGAACATAATCTTAGAGTTCTCACCAACACGAGTAATGATACTATCGAGTTCATGATAGTTTAGATTTTGAAATTCATCTACAATAATGATTGCATTGTCCAGAGTAGTTCCGCGAATAAAAGAAGTGCTCCAAAAACTAATCGTTCCCTGAGTTTTGAGGTTTCCATAGAGCATTTCAAAATCTGCATCTGTTGGCAGTTGGAACATGTACTTTACCATATTCTTATAGGGAATTTGATAAAGTGATGACTTGTCCTCATGATCACCAGGAAGAAAACCAATTTCACGGGTAGCGACAAGAGACCTAACGATATAAATTTTTTCAAAAGGGGTTCTTTCATCAAGAACATCTTGAAGTGCATTATAAAGAGTAATAAACGTTTTACCAGTACCCGCACACCCATAAGCAACTATATGCTGACCTTTTTCATATGCTTCATATAAAAGTTTTTGATTATCTGTGAGAGGTTCTATATCCCTCATTAAATCGGAATTAATTGGCTTCCTGCGCTTCATTTGCTTTGCAGTCATTCCAACACCAATAGGTTGATCGTCTACTCTTTTTCTTCTTGCCATAAAAAAATTAAATTGGTTTTACTGTTGAACCTGGGACTTTTGATGCTTTGTGGAGAACGTCATTCCACCCTGGATGAGATTTTTTAAGTCTATCATAAACCTCACCCACTTCTCCAGATGAGGGACAAGTAGATGGATCAGACCAATCTCTTTCCCACTCTGGATTATCTTGTTTCCATTTGTCCCAATCATAAACACTAAGAACAACTTCTTTTTGTTCTCCTGTGTCTTTATTAATAACAGGATAAGTCGCCAAATTTATTCCTCCATTGTATGTAAGGATATTTATTCAATAATCACTGAGGGGGGATCAATACACTCAGTACACCCATCACGAGACCAACCAAGTGCTTCAGATACTGCAGGGAACTGACAAGTAAAAATACAACGAACTAGTTCTGCAATCTCCATATGTTCCTTCTGTGTACCGTGAGATGAACGAAGATCAATATAATGAATCCATGACCTTACAGAGCCAGTCATATAGAGTCTTGTGGGCGTCGCTAAGGGCAGTACAAACCTAGCACACTCCTTTGCCACTCCCTTATCCAGAAGGCGGTTGTAGAGGCGTAGAGCACTCTCAAAATGAACGCGAATGTCCTCAAGCAAAGTCAGTTTGAGATAATCAGGAATATCATCGATTGAGTTCTGACGATTCTTTGTATCCTGACGACGCAGTTCTGGAAGAGGAATAGTATTATTCAGAAGATTGGCATCAGCATACCGTTGTGAAAATTCTTGAAATGTAAACGAACGGTGTCGAAGGATTTGAGCCGCAATGCCTCTTGTGGTATTAATCTCAACTGTCATACTGGCTTGTTCGAAGATACTCCAGTGCTGATGTTGAATGCAATACTTAAGTAGTCCAGAGAACTTTTCATTCTCTTGATTTGCAGGGTTACTTACGCGAGCACAGTATGCCATATGCTTTTCTGCGTCAGGAGTAACACTGATTAGTTTTACTTCTGGTTTCATAAACTCAAAATCATCGAACATCGTATTCATCTTCCTCGTCATAAAATACTTCGTCGTAATCGTTTAAAAAAGTCTTAATCTCCTCATACTGAAGATCTTTAGTTTTAGGTTCAATCTCTGACTTTAGACATTCTACCAGAGACTCAAGGTTTCTGACAATTAACCTAAGTTTTTCTCTATCCATTTTTATCAACCTCGACAAAGGTAATTATACATAAAAAAAGAGAGGGAGTCAAGTCCCTCTCTTAAAATATTTACTTACTCAACAACAAAATTTCAAAATAGATTAAAAAAATAAATGCTGTTGATGCACCAGTAATAGCAGCAATCGTAGCAATCATTTTCCTGCTCCTGCATTTGCAAGGAGTGCTTGATGACGACGTTGTTCTTTTTGCTTCTGCTCTTTAATGAGTTGAAGTACATTGAGTTTTTTCATTTGTGCCCCTCCTTTACAAACTTAACACCACGATAGGTTTCGTCGTACTGTTGGGGTTGCTGCATCATTTGTTGTTGATACTCAAGACGCTTTTGGGTGTCATACTCAACACCGCGATATACTACTTTAGACATTAGGGTTCTCCTTAATGGTTTAGGTTAAAGAGCGTTCCTTCAGTCGGCGTTTGCGTTCGCTATTTGCGAATAGCGAATGAACGTTCCGTTCCGCGTCGGCTTACTTCCGTCCCAGAGGGATGAACGTAAGGTCATTATAGACCTGTTAGTATAGTTATGCAAAAACTTCTGTAACTTTTGTTACCGTTCTATGTAACTTAAGGTGTGATTTTGCGCGTAAAGTTGATGAATAATCATATCACATCCAATTTTTGGATTACAATCGCCACATGTATATACATCTACTGCTGCCTTACCTTCTTCAGGCCAAGTATGAATACTGATGTGACTTTCCGACAACAAACAAATTACAGTGACACCTTGTGGATCAAACTTTTTAGAGATAGTCTGAACCACAGTAGCACCACTTGCAATTGCTGCATTTTCTAGTAAATCTATAAGACAACGTTCATCATCTAAAAGGACAAACGAACATCCGTATAAGTTAAGTAGATAATGTTTGCCCATCGTCAAGTCCCACTTCTAATTCGTCCAACAATGAACTTATGATAGTCTCAGTACCATCCATTGTCTTAATTTTATATAATGATGAATTTCTATATTTCTTTAATTTTTTATATTTTTTTAGAAGTTTAGTTACTTCATCATCATTGATTATAACTACTGCTTTGCCATTTTTTGCTCTTTCGGCACCAAATCCTGCACTCATTTCCTTTTCTTTTTCTCCGGTTGCTTAATACCCCACAATTTTGGATTAGTTCTACCATATCCAAAATCAATTTTTCTAACTACATCAGGACCATACTTATCATAGTACATATCAAAAATACGTACTCTTGTTCCTCTTACGAGATCAATATATTCTTTATCTTCAAAATTATACCAAATCAAATATGCATCATTAGGAAGTGATGAATCTTTTACTTTTTCTATAGTAGTTTTTTCGAAAAGAATTTCGCACCCATATTCATGCGGCAGAACTTTACTAATTTTATTTTTGTTTTCTGCCATCTCCTTCTTTTCCCCTACAGCTACTGTCATGAACGCCCACCCCACTGAATATCGGGATATGCTTCTTTTACATTTTCAAAAGATATCTTATATTTATCCGTAAGTTTCTTATCCTTTGTAAGAATCAATAGTTCTGCTTCTTTTGGATGAAGACCTTGCAGTAAATTGATAAACATCATTTCTCTACGGATGGTAGTTAAAGAATCATTACCACCCTTTAAATAATGATAAAGATTCTGATACTCTCTTCGAAGAGAAGTTTTTCCTCTACCATCAAGATCTTGACCTGTAGCAGATTCTCCACCTAGAGATTCTCTCCTCAGATTTTCAGATAGGGTTCCTGAGTAAACAGATTGTTCTTCCGCATTAGCATACGGAACTTCTCCTTCAGGAAGAAGTGAAATTACGGATTCATCAAAGTTCCAAATAAAAATGGCTTTCAGTGAATCATGTTCGTATGTTTTAAGAACTTCAACTTTCTTTGCATTAGACTTTTGTTTAGATGCAAGTTCTAATACTTCAAATACAAAAGGATTTGTTGGAAGAGTTTCAATCGGTTTCTCAGTCGTCGTTCTCTTCGATTTCGTCGTCGTAGTCATAATCGTAATCGCTATTTTCAAATCGTACAGATACTATTTCGTCAGGTATCACCTGGCCATTTTCATCAAAGAACTCTGGATGTAAATATGGAGGTCTTGACTCTAGTAAATGTCTATAAGTTAACCAACCAATTATACCTCCTACCATAAAAAAGAGCAATGTGAACATCGTAACAAATGTTATTACATATGCTGTTTCCATTTTCCTTCTCCAGAGAGTTTATTTTTTTCTAACATCAAAGTGAAATTCTATAAAGAAATGAAACTCTCTTCGAAAGAGAGAAATCATTTTACCAAACTTCACTTGAAAAGTCTTTGGCGTTAATGATTTCCTCCTCCTATTGCGTAGTAATAATTCAATGCCTCTGTTAATTTGAGGTCCTGACTTATTTAGTTTCCTTTTTTCTTCTTCCTGGTCGTTTATCATGATTATATCTCCAGGCATCCTCAAGAATACCGTATAGGTAATTTCTTATTTTTCTTGCTTGGGGTTTTGGAATATGACCGTACCCCTCCCTAAGTTGTTTATGAATCTCATCAGACCCACCCTCAAGATAATCATCCAAGTCCATCACAAGATTATTGATTTCATGAGCTGTAGAACTTTCAATAAATTCTCCAACCTCAACTCTCTTTGTTCCACGAACTTTTAGATAGTCGTAAAATTTTAAGACAAATTGACCGTTAAAAGCATAATCAATAGCCTTTTCAACGTCATTATAAACTTCGTGAAGATTATTATTCATTAAACTAGATTTTGCTCCTTAAGGTATTGTACTGTATCAGAACATCCCCCAATATGTTTATCATTCAAAATTACTTGGGGGAAAGTAGAACCATATCCAAATTCAGAATAAAATTCATCTTTAGTAAAATCTTCATTTAATTTATAAACAACATGTTGCAACCCCGTCAACTCTAGCACTTGTTGGACTTTGGTGCAATATGGGCAACCATCTTTTGAATAAACTGTAAACTTCATAATTCGTTATAAAACTGAAAGTTATTTAGCGTTAACTGGAACTCCTTGTCCTTCAGGTAACCATACTTGCTGCTGAAGATCCATAGGAGGAAGTTCTTCTTTTGCTGCAGGTAGTCCTTGTTGACCAGGAAGTTGTTTGTCTGTCGTTGACGTTATGGTAATGACTTGATCTAAGATGAACTTTTGCTTGCGATAAGTTCTTTTATCTTTATCAAATCCAATTAACATTAGAGCATCTTTTTCTTCGCCACAGTGTGCGATTACTCTACCTGTGGTTTTATCTGTCACTACCCAATACTCATACATTCTTTTTCTTCTGACTTTTTGTATTATAGGTTTCTTTTGCTGGTCTGTAAAGGTTTGGCCAAGTATCTCTAATGATCTCTGCTAGTTTATATGGAGTTGTTGAGGATATCATAAGTCTTGCATAACAGATAATATAAACATTAAGATTCCAAAAAGTTGGAAAAGAATGAGAATGAGAAGCATAAAAAAAGGAGTTCGGAGAACTCCTTGTATTTATTTTTAGAGTGCGTTGCCTCTTGGCAAGACCTCTTCGGGAAACTGGAAATTTGCTCCAGGTTGATCTACTGGTGCCATCCAAGCACGAAGACCTTCGTTTAACAGAATGTTCTTTGTGTAGAACGTTTCAAACTCTGGGTCCTCTGCTGCTCTAATTTCCTGACTTACAAAGTCGTAAGCACGTAGATTAAGAGCAAGACCGATGATACCGATGCTGGAAGTCCAAAGACCCATAACAGGGACGAAAAGCATAAAGAAATGCAACCAACGCTTATTACTGAAAGCAATACCAAAAATCT